AAACAGCTGCCGTACCTTGAGATAAACGAAGGGTTTGATCTCTGGCGGGTTTGCCGGCCCAAGCAGCTGGGGCCAGGTGACTGCCTGATCCTCGACGGTCCCTCTAGTCGGTGCGCCCAGCATCTCAAGGGTGCTTAGCGCAGAGTTGATATAGATCTTAAGCTCTTCATCGAAGTCGTAGTTATTCCACTCGATACCGAGCATTGCCTTGACATCGGCCAAAACGCTCATGTAGCCTTCTTTCCCCAGAGGACGGTGTCCCCCGGTAGACGTGCGACGAGCGGCTTTGGCAGTAGGCCATCGTCTCCGTAATGTATTGCCTGGTGTGTTCGCATACTCACGCTGATCAGATACTTCGGATCGAGGACTGCGGCGTTACCGTGCTTGAGGTCTAGCGGCTGCATCGGATTCATATGATGAATGTAGATTCGGCCGTTGATCGGATAGTCAGGATGCCCCATGTCGAAGCCGTTGTCCCGCAGTATCACCTCATTGCGGATGTCTTTCCACTCCCGCGACTGATAGAAGCGCTGGTTGAGCCATCGATCGCCGCCGAATGTTCTCTCACCAACCCCTTGGTTGATCCTGAGGTACTTGTAGCGATCGAAGTAATCGTCAAGCGCCAAGAGCTCATCATACGTCCGCATCTTCGCCTCGATACGCTTTCATCGCCTCGAGGGCCTCGGCATAGAGCTCTTCGATGCGCTGTCCGGACTCCAAAGCGGCGACTCGAGCCTTGAGCAGCTCGTTTTCGTTCGCC